TGATAGGCAATTTGGTTTGTTCTCACCCATCCAGCTTCCGGATACTGAGACGGGCCGCCGCCGCTTTTGAGTTTGGATGGGTTCTGGACAGTGAAAAAGCTGTCGATTGCCGCTGTCTCGAAGTCCTCAGTAACGCTGAACGTCCCACCGCTCCCTACTCGAATCTCTGTTTGCGGCGCGGTCGCTGCAAACATGTAAGGTTTGTCGGGGGTGTCGTAATAGACGAAAATATCGTCAATGTATATTGAATCGGTCCCCCACGTTGGTGGCTCTGCCGCTTTTTCGTATTCCACAACGACGGTATATTCCATTCCCGGAACGAGAGGGAAATCCAGCTGCTCCCATCCATTGGCTTGGTTGGTGCTCCAAACCTCCACCGAGTTTATAAGGATACGCCCCACATCCCTCCCTGGATAGGCATCAAAAAAAGCGTGCATACGCAACGCTGGAGAAATAGCACTTATGGGCACCCGGAAGGATATCGCACAAGCAGCCTTTTCTCCGTAGGGGATAGCTGGAGGTGAGCCGTCTTCCGGATAATTAACTGGGATGTCATTATCAGCCACACCAAGGGAATAAAATCCGGAATTTCTTTGATCATATCGTCGTGTAAAACCGTAATTATAACCGTTTGCTTTTTCCTTCACTCGGAAAAATGAATCGTAAGCGTCGGACTCAAAATCGATCGAATACACCCGATCAGCCGAAGGCGGATTAGATTGAGAAGGGCTATCCACTTCTTCCCAGCGGAGCTCGAGCGCGTCCATATAAAATGTTCCTTGGCCTGCAGTAGCTCGCGAAAGAATAAACATCAGAAAGATTTCGCCGCGCCGGCTTGGAAGCCAAGGAGTCACGCCCTCTCCGCTTGGGTTTATATAAGCAATACTCCGGCCTCCATCCCAAACAGTCAATCGATCCCCCGTCATCATTTCGGAGGCGTCTCCCCAAAAGCGAAATTCCACATTTTCGGCATTGGGTGGGACCTTGACACGAAAAGCCACGGCAGGGGATTTTCCAGCGTCCGCGGGTTTAAAAGCATATAGCCCATCATACTTTTTCGCCGTGGTTTTCTCCCATCCGTAAGCATAGCCCCCATCAATATCAGAAGCTGGGTTGATTATTTCAAAAAAGTCTGTTTCCTCAAAATCGGTTGCATCCGCCCCTTCTTGTAATTGCGCTTTTCGAAACCATACAGTTCCGTTTGCGCTGGAATCGTGGCACCGGAAAATCAAATATGCCTTAGCGTACACGGCATTCGCAGGGGCTTCTCCGGTTATTGATGTGCGGATATACTCGTTAGGAGTAACTGTTTGAACGTCTTGGGTCGTCTCCCCGATCTCAACTTGAGCGGCATCAAACCATTTGATCTGGAGTTGTGGTCCTGTGCCGCTGGGGCCGGGAATTAAAACGCCTTCCCCTTTCATTTCAGCCGAAAGGGTATATTGAGCCCCAGCGGTGACTGGAATGAAGTCGAGACAGCGCACGCCAGAAGACCCTTGGCCGTCAGCCGAAACAACGTTTATGCCCTGCGCTCCATCTGCTTCATCAAAGAAGAAAGTGGTGGTAAGGTTCGGGCTGGTGACCTGCTCCCAACCGTCCACCACCCCATCTTTATCAGAATCCTTGCTCATGGAAGCATATGGCAACAAGTTTTCAAAGCTCAATTTCTTCGTAATCGTTGCCATGCTCCTCCTACCTCCTAAAAGGCCAGCATTTCCATGCGGCGGATATCTTCCATGATGCTCCGACGATCAGGCCCGGGTCCTGTATAGGTCGGAGAGAGATTGTAATTGATCACCGTGTTTCCTTTGTTGCTCTTCAATGCTTGGGCCAATTCCTTGACAGCCCTGTAAAGCATCGTCGCAGTGTCTCTCTCTGAATCTCTGCGGAACTGGAACAGATCAAAGAGCCATTTTTGTTGTTGCTGGGTGAGAATCATTTCACCACCCCAAAGGTTTACCGGTACAGTGCCAGCGCCCTCGACGACCATAGCATCAAAAGCCATGCCGCTGTGGGCTTTCTTTAAAAGTCCGCCGGTGTGTCTATTTTGTTGGTTTTTGTAGTACTCACGGATTTGTTGCTCCTTCCAATCAGGTGTAGACCCGCTGGTGTCTAACAGCCAACCCAGCCAATTTAATCTCTTTCCAATCCGGCCCGCTTTTTTAAAGATGTCGTCCCAATCGATATAATCATCGACTTCAAGATCCGGGCCGACAACACCGCCGCCATGCCATTTCCTTCTTCTCAGGCTCTTGAGGCGGCCGATCAAGCTGCTGATCTTTCGGTGGGCCGGTCCGGTGTCAACATCTATGCTTCCCGCCCGCCATCTTTTATTAAGGCCTCGCAGCCGCTTGATTAAGCTACTGATTTTGCCATATGCCGGCCCCGGGTTGGTGTCGATCCTACCAGCCCGCCAAGTCTTGTTTAGCCCCCGTAGACGTTTAATTACGTCACTGATCCTTTTAGTCGCTGGGCCGGGGTTGGTCGTAATGCTGCCGGCTTTCCATGTCTTGTTTAGGCCGCGCAGCCTTTTGCCGAGTGATCCGATCTGCCGCAGCGCGTCCCCGATCTTCACGCTCACGCTGGAGATGATCCTTCTGGGGATCCTCCTCAGCCGATCCAGGAAGTTTTTCAGGTTGTCGCTTCCCTGGATCACCGACTTTATGCGGAATATAATCTCTCTGCCGCCTTTCTTTAAAAGATCGCGCATGAATCCACCGCCCGGGAGCCGGCCCAGCATCCACCAAGCAGCAGCGCCGGCACCAAGGAGGCCCGCTCCGCCGGCAAGAAACTTGCCCAGGCCGGATTGAGGATCAATCCCGAACCGTTCCAGCATCCCAGACACAAAGTTTTGGACACCCCGTCCGAAGCCCTCAATGAAACCGGCAAACATTCTCGGCATTCCTTCAGCTACACCCCGGCCGATATCTTCCCAAGGCAAGTATCTGCCGAGGTTTCCCCACATTGGGGAGTCGCCGATTTTCTTCGCCATCGTGTTTACCAGGTTTCCGTAATCGATCTGCTCCAGCGCTTTCTCCAATCCCTTGCCGATGATCCGGGCGCGCTCCTCCGAGCTGCCGGTCAGGAATCGGATCAGCGGATTTCTCTCAGCCAGCGGATCCTCCTTTGTCCCTAGCATGGCCCGCAGCATTGTCATGAACCAGGACTCGCCGCTCAGCACCTGCCACTGCCGGAACGCTTCCCCACCGAGCGCTCGAGCCCGCCGCGGGTCCATCATCCGGATGTCCATGAATTGATTCAGTCGGTTCATGCGCTCATTCGCGAAGCGCATGACCGCCCGCATCCAGGGCTCGTTCTCCTGCACGAGCGCGTCCAAGAAGCGTGTGGCCTGAGATACCAAGCGGCGATAATCGCCGTACAGGGTATCTTGAGCCCCCGGGCGGATTCCGCCCCAGGCCCGGTAAGCGGCGCTCGCCCCGCGGCGCTCCACCAGCTTCGCGTAAGCCTCCGCCGCTTGCGCCAGGTCCATGTCATGCGCCTCGGCGTATTGGATTACCCTACGGCCGTGACGGAGGAGCGCGGAGGGGGATTCGATCCCCACGTCCATCAAAGCCCGCATCATAGCCGCAGTGTCTCGGGTGGTGAAGATGGAGCCGGCCGCCAGTCGGCGGTTCAGCCATTGATAGGCAGCGGGATTCAGACCTTCGCGCCAGGCATTTTTATATACCTGGTGAAGAACAGGGGCGCTATAGATGGCCGCAGCGGCGGGACCACCGTAAATAACAGCGGGAGGGATAATAGCTTGGCCGAGCTGGTATGCACCGACAGCACCGAGGCCGAGGGCTCCGATGAGCAATTTCTGCCCGGTGGTCAGCCCCCGGCCCCTGGCAACGCCGCCACCAGTACCGCCGCCACCGGTCGACGCGCCGCCGGTGATCGGCACACCAACGGCGTGGGCGATCTGCCGGCGGATCTGATTGATGCTGCTGTCGTCAAGCTCCGCTTTGATTTTGATCTTGAATGTCTCCCGGGTAAAGGCCCGCTCCATGTCCGTGCGGAACCTGCGGATGGCCCTATGGAGATTATCAACCTCCCTGTCAACGCCCCGCAGCCCGTCCCGCATCGGTCGGAGGAAATCGCGATCGGTGTGTTGGCGGAGCCCCCGGAGGTCATTCTGCAGTTTTCGGATCTTCCGGGTAAAGTCATCGACTTTAGCTCCGATCCGCACATCAAACGATGCGACCGTTGGCATCTAGCTTTGCCCTCCCTTCCAACAAAGCGCGGAGGCCCTTTTTGTTTTTCTGGCCTCCGCTGTCCCCGCCGCGTACGATCTCAGGATAGATTTTGGTCAGAAACACTATGCACTCGTTAAACTCTTCCACCGACATCTGTCGGATCTCTTCAAGAGAAAAGCCCATCTCCTTGGCAATAAACCAGATCATTTGCCGGAGTGGGCTTTTCCGGAGTTTTTTTCCGCCTCATCTACCGCCTTCTCATTAAACGGGCTGAGCTCAAACACGGCGTCGGCCAGCTGACCAAACACCTCCGTGTCCATTTGCTTGATCAGCTCTCGATCCTCTTTGGAGAACATGCGCTGACCGTTCTCATCCAACACACCGAGCATGATCAGGTCCGTCATCCATTCCAGCTCGTCGATGCCCTTCCCTTCCTCGGGTTTATGCTTCCGGTCCAAATATTCCAGGTCTCCGACCGTCAGCCCCCGGACGGCGAGCTCCCGGTCTCCGATTTTTACTTTCTTAGTCCGGCGATAATTCAACAGAAACGTTTTGTTATCCACGCGAAATCACCCTCCCGTCGGCATCTTGCGTGCCCTGCAGCTGCAGAGTCTCGCTTTGCAGGTTGGTTTGCTGGCCGGAGATTTCGTCGGTCATGTGTACCGCCCACATCAGATATTTGCCGGCACCCAGCCGGATCTCGAGCACTTTAATATTGTCAGATTGGAACTCATCCATCATGTCCTGGTTCACCACGTGCCACTGCGCTAAGGATGCCGTGTGGTCCCGCATAATCACTTTGCGGGAAACCCACTTTTNGCCGAACACCGTGTCTTCTACGGAGAGCACCTGCGAGCCCAGGCTGAACTGGTACGCCTGCGCCGCGTCGACCATCGGAATATATTTTCCACTGACCGTCACGGTGTCCCCGGGATCCCTAGCAGCGTCGAAAATCACTTTGCCGGCCAGCCGGTCCAGCTTATACCCGGAGCTCACTGGCGATCCGTTTACCTGCACGATAATCGGCTCTTTAGGATCCAGGACTCGTTTCTCCGGGTCCGTGATCTGATACACCTTGTAAGCCGCATCCGCCGTCGTCGGCTCATCAGTAAGAGGCAAGGCCGCGCCCGCCGGAACGCGGACCTTAATGTCTTCGTTCAGTATCGGCTTATATGCCATTTAAATCACCCCCGCTATACGCGGGTGATCGGCCCGGCGGCTTGCAATTGAGCGTTAATCTCCACCGCCCCCCGGACTTGGCCCGCCCGTTCAAAACTGGAGCAGATCACCTTCTGTTTAAAGCCTTTGGTCCCGTTCCACAGGATCCGGAGATACAGATCATCCGTGGGAGCCAATCCCAGGGCGTGATCCTCGAGCATTTTCTGGCCCGGCTCCGGCTCCCCGGTTGCCTCATCCAGCCGCAGGAACCCGGAGAGGTTGTACCCATTATCACGGAGTCCAATGACGCGATTTACATGATCATCGCCGAATTGGGTGATATCCACGTCCTCGCCGCTTGCAGACATCGAGGCGTTATTCAGCCCGTTCACGGGGAAGTAGTTGGTGTCATCCGTCGAAACCTCAATGACAATGTGTTTTCCGAGTTCCGCCATCAGCTCTCACCTTCCTTGTAGTGATAGCCGCAGTCAGGGCACTTCCACTCCTCACCCTGGAAGGTGCTCATGTCAATCTTGTTGGGGTGAGTGCACTTGTTTTCTGTGCTCTCGCACTGCATTAAAAGAGCCTCGACCTGAGCGGCCAAGGCTGCGATTTGATGTCTCATGCTCAACAGCTGAGCATGGATATTTTTCCGATCCATTTTCACACCCTCTCTACTCGGGTCTCGAACACCAGGGCCAGCCCCCGGTAGCTGTCGTCATGGTCCGCCCGGTAAGCGGGGCGAATCAGGTTTGTTGACTGGAACTCAATCCCGACGACCCGCCAGCCGTCCTGGGTCCCCGTCGCGTATTCCAACAGGGAGGTCAGCCGGTCCTCGATCTCCAGTAGCTCGATATCGCTGGGGTGATCGGTCCAGACGGTGATCGTTCCGGTGATGACCCGGGACTCGCCGTCGAATGTGTGGTCCGGTCGCTGATAGAATTGGTCCAAATAGATGTAAGGAAAGGGCTGATCCTCCGGGACATAAGAAAGGACGCCCGTCACCGAGCGCCCCGTGGACAATGGGCTCATTAGGTTTGCATCGCCAACCAGTCTATCTTGTAGCCACTTCCGAAAAGGCAGCAGCGCAGAGTTCATGTTACCACCTGCCCAGGGCCTCCCGGATCTCCTTCAGATACTCCGGGATGCCATCGTTAAACGCCGGCACGAGCCACGGCTGCGGCCGGTTTCCTCGGGTCCACACGAAACCGTGCGGCCGTTTGCGCCCGCGATAGTAATAGACCCACGGGGTTTTTCGCCCGGTGCCGAACACGGAGTAGATCCCGGTCCCGAACTCTTGATAGAGCCCGTAGTCCAACGGCGTGCCGATGTACGCCTCGAGCCCTTCATGTTTGTTATAGATGCTGGCGTACAGCGCGCCGGTGTCGATCATGTCTTTCTTGATCAGGTTTTTCTTGGCCCGATCTTTGATGGCGTCGCCTCCTTGCTTGACCGCTTCTTTGATATCGTCGATCTTCCGGTTATGGAACCGCTCCAGGTCGGCGAGGGCCTTCTCCAGCCCTTCAAAATCCACTGTGTAGCGGATCACCCGGTAGGCCATCCTCATCCCTCCTGAATCTCGGAGAGTTCGGCTTCCATATGATGAGCGGTCCCGGTCAGTGCGTCGTATGCCGGCATGATCGCCACCACCAAATAGCGCCGACCGTCGTATTCCAGCACGTCCCGGCGGCGAACGTCTTGATCAGGCATACAAAAGAAATCATGTGTTACTTCGACTTCTGTCTGTCCTGCCTTTTCGCGCTCCTTCGCCACCGTGTTCCGGCGGGAGATGAACCCCTGCACGGTGTGGCTAAAGGAGAGCGTGGAGGTGAACCCACCGATCTCGTCGCTGGTGTTGGTGGATCGATAGACCTTGATGGTTTGGTTCATTAAGTCTCTCATATGCCAACCCCCATATACGGGGCCAGGAGTTCATTCACCTCATCCAAAACGCTCCCGCCCTGCTGGGTGTCGTACTCCTCCTGCCAGCTGCCGATCCTCCGAGATCTGACTACTGTAGTAGCGCCGCCAGATCGAGCGGCTTTTACCAGGATCAGCACGGCCTCTTTGATGTCCTCCGAAACGCTGGCGGCGTCCGGCACCCGTCCGGCCTGATAAACCACGGTGAACCGGTTCCGGCCGTGGCCCCAGATGCCGGCCCGCTTGTACACCACGCCGGCCTCATCTTCAATGAAGTCGGCGGGGTCTACTGCCTGGCCGATTTCATTGTCCGTGATCGCCACAGACCCTATCACCAGTGGTGAATAGCCGAGCAGAAACCGATCATACCCGCCATCATGTTTCTCAGTGAAAGAAGTGTAGATGACGGGGCCGATCTTCGCCTCCACCCGGCGGGATGCCCGCTTGATGTCGGCGGAATAATCAACCCCGTTGGTCCCGAGGTAGGCATTGACCTCATCATTCGTTACCAGATCAGCCATCCTACCTCACCTCACTTTTCGCCCTTCTTGGAAGCGGCCTTCTTGGGCTTTTCCTCCTCTTTCACTTTTTCAACAACGCCCCAATGGGCCAGCACCTCGCCGTATTCTTTGGGGAGCTCCTCCACGTCACCTACTTGATATTGACGCCCGCCTTTCAGTGTGGGGAGAAGAAACCGATATTTCGGCATCAGACCACCACCTCATTCAATATGAAGAGAAGGGGGCCGAAGCCCCCTTCAATCAGTTGACGGGAGAACCATCAGCATTCAAGGCACCTTTCACGCCGGCGATCCGGCAGAACGCCTCGCCGTGGGACACCCGGCCATCGAGGCTCATGATGGCCCGGAACGCAACCATGTTCTTCTCGAAGTAACGGGAATCGTCCCGAGCGAACTCCATCGGACCGCACTCGGCAGCTTCATAGAAAGACAGATCGCCGAGAACGATCACGCCGCCGTTCGTCGGGTCATACGGCATGGCCGTGGTGAAGGACACCGGAATCTCGAGCAGCCGTCCGTGAATGCCGTCCGACAGACCACTCCGGTCGGTATCCCACAGATAACGGCCATTGGCGTCTTTCATCTTGCGGATGAACCCGCCGACCCTCGGATGCATGAACCAGCGAAGATTAGCGTGGTATTGAGGCTCGATGGCAAACACGGCGTCGATCAGGTCATCCGGGGAGATATTGCCATTCGTGTCATCCGACGGAGCGACCGTGTTGGTGATCTTTTCGGTATCTTGCGCGATACCCACCGGGCCAGGCCCAGACAGCGGACCGTTAAAGATCGATTCGTCCACTTTCCGAGCCATATGCCGACTCATCATGTTCGCCACTTCGGCCGCGATGTCGATCGCAGAATCCCGGAGCAATTGACGGGTCACAGTGATCAACACCGCATAATCCGAAGGTGTCAGGGTGAGTTGAGCGAAGGTCGGATCCGTACCGGTGAGGTCATCTCCTTGATTAGCCACCCAACCACCGGTCACACCGTTGCCTTCCAGCGGGATGTCGATCGACTTACCGGCAATCCGGCGGATATTCACGCCAGACCGGAGCGCGATCGACTGCTCATGACGTTTCCGGATCAGCTGATTCAGGAAGTCATCCGGAACCGTATACGTTGCGGTATCCGTTGCCGGGTCGGCGCTGTATTTCAGCGTTTTCAGCTCCATCCANGCTTGCTGATCGCCCGTCCGGAGATACTTCTCAAACAGCTTATTCTCATATTCACGTTGACCGANGCCAGTAATCACGTGAATGTTTTTGTTCTGCAAAGCTCCCACTCCCTTCCGCTCGATCTTGTTCCAGAAGGGAGCCTTGGCAAGGGCTTCCAGATCGATCCCCTTACGCTCGAGGTATTTCTTGGCGGCTTCAATCTGGATCTGCTCATAGGCTTGCTGAGTCTCCAGCGCTTTGGACTCCAACACCTTACCAAGCAGCTCACCTTGCTTTTCCGCCTCTTGGCGCAGCTTCACATCTTGCTCGAGTGCCTGGAGCCGCTGATAGTCCTTCTTCTCCCACAAAGCGGAGCAGCGCTCGCAGCCGCACTCTGCCAGTTCATCCAAGCTCTTGGTTTCCAGCGCGTTCACGTCGAGATCGTGAAACTTGCACTGAATCTTCACAGCCATCCGTAACCACCCCTTATCAATCGCCTGATTTTCTGATCGATGAGAGGCTCAAAAGACTTGCCTTCCGACTCCGACCAGGGCGGCGTCTCGCCCATCCGCCGGTAGTAAGCGGCGATCTTCCGGCGCACCGCTGCCCGGTCGCCCTCCGGGATATCGACTCCACCGCGCGCCCCCTGCAGGGCGGCCGCAGCGGCAAAGATCCCTTTGGGAATAGCCGTCAGCTTGCCGTCAATCGGCCGGGCAAATGGCAGCTTGTAGCCGCTGAAGTCTTGCCGGCGATTTTCATCGACATAGAAAAAGCCCCGGGCGTACTTGGACCAGTTGATCTTGTCCTTGTCGCCGGAGCCATCAGAAGATGCCCATTTTGCCAGCTCGCGTCTTGCTGCATCGCCGTCCCAGTCGGCGGATCGGTCAGCCAGCGGGAGGTCCGTAGCGCCGGATGCCGCTTTCTCCTCCCAGCCGCCCGCATCGAGCGACTTGACGCCCAGCACGTCCGCCTTGTTGTTCATCGGACACGGCACAATGGAGACCTCATAAACCGTGACCTTTTTCAGCTCCCGAACCATCCGCGGCTTCCCGTCAATATCCTTCCGGGACAGCGCGTGGTCGTCGGCCGTGTAGCCGAAACTGTTTTTCGTTACGTGGCCCTCTTTCAGAAGGGCGTATGCTTTCAGCGCATCCCTGCGCACATCCTCAGACTCGCTATTAATCGCGAGCTCCGCTCGATAGCGGATCCCCTTTCCGTCGTCCTCCACCCANGCGGATCCGATTACTCGGTCCTGATCGTGCCGCCACAGGAGAGGAACCCGGGAGCCGTTCGGGTTGGTCATTGCGCCTTTTACCAGGATGTCGCCGCCTCGATCCACGTTGCCGTAATAAGCGGCGTAACCTTCGATAATCCCTTTCCGGCCGTCTCCCTCGCCGAGCTCTTTAAACTCGAACTCGGCCACGTCCTTAAACTCTTTCATCCGTTCACCTCCCGCTCACGTACTTTGCGGCCCTTACAGTTCAAGGCTCGCGCCACCGCAAAGCCCGTCAGCTGATCGACGCATTAGCCGGCAACAACACACACCGGCAATTCGGATGCAAGGGCGGGGAGATCACGTCCATGTAGGTCACTTTCAGCTCCTTGCCGTCCGGCCCGGCGATCACGTCCCCCACCCGGGCAAACGGCTCGGCCACCGGGATGATCGTGCCGTCCAGGGCCATGCAGAACGCGCAGGTCCGGCTGTCACCGACGGCCGCCCAGCGCTTGAACTGAAAGCCCGCCTGCTGGTAGGCAAACAACGCGCCGATGTTGGTCATGCGGACTGCTTCCGTCAGCCCGATTTTCGGCGCGCGCTCTTTGGCCGCCCGGTTCAGGACCGCCCGGACCTCATCCCGCAGCTTGGTCTCGGCCCATCCCTCGGCCTGAGCCGTGCGGATCNCCTCGGCGATCTCCTTGCCGGTCGTCCGCATTACCTGCCGGGCCAGCTTCTCCGAGTAGGAGCCCACAAACCGCTCCACCTGCTCCCGGGGAAACACCAGGGCCGGGAGGATCAGGGCGGCAGCGGCAGCAGTGAACCCGGCCTGAATCGCCAACAACAAAAGAAGAGCCAGCAGCGCGGCCAGCTCTTCCTGTGATTCGGTTTGCTGTTGCCCCAGCTGTTGTTGGGCTTGGTGTATCTCTTCTTCCGTCATCGCCTGCTTAGTCTGGAGGGCTTCCACCACCTTTCCTTTCTGCTTCAGAAAAAATCGCTCACCTCTTGGGTGATCCTCTCCTCCATTTCATCCTGAGCCTTCATCAGCGCTTGGGTCAGTTGGTCAAGCTGGCCCTCTGGGTGGATCGCCTTTTGTTCCTGCTCCTGTCGCTCCGGCTTGCCGACCGGCTGCCCCATCGCCTGCTTGAGTTCGGCCTGAGCCTTGAACATGTTGGCTTGAGCCTCAAACACGTAGGCAGCGCCGGCCTCGCCACCGACGGTATCATGGCCCATCTCGGTCAGCGCCTGATCCCGGGTAAAGACACCCTCTTTGAAGGCCAACACGGCGCGCTCAAATTTCTGGTTAATGTCCTCCTTCAAAACGTCAATGTCCGACAGATCAAACCTGCACCGGACATTTTTCTCCGCATACAGCAGCTCTCGATTGATCTTGCTCTCGATCTTTTTGAGGATCGGGATGATCGTCACATTCCACAGCCGGCGGTAGGCTTCCTCGGCGTTGGCCTTCACCGTGCCTTCTTTGATCCCAGTGCCGGTTGGAAGCAGCACCGGGTCCACACCGAACGCCGCGCAGATCCGGGTTTCGGTCAGCTCCCGAAGCGCGGTGAACTCCATGTCCTTAAAGTTCGGCTGGATCGGTATGGGCTTTACACCGTGGCCCAGCACCACGGTGCCGAGAAACTGCCGCATCCGCCGGCCAACCTTGGCATACCAGCGCTCCTCCTCTTGTTGCGCCTGCTTGGCGCTGATAGCCTGATCGGTGCTCAGCACCAGAGTGGGCATGGCGTTATTTTGGAAGAACTCCTCCAGGAAGCGGGACGCCTCGTTATCCATGCCCATTTCTCGGTAGGCGGAGGCCAGCGGGTTGTAGGGCCGGGAGGGATCCAGGGGGTTGGGGTAGTCCACCCGGAGTACCTCATCCACGCTCAGCTCGCGCCGCTCGCCTTCAATCGGGGTGTAGATGTAGCCCACCACATCACCGTCAGCGTTGACCAGGATCTCCATCTGATGAGGGGGGATCGGTTTCACTTCCACGACCGGGCCACCCAGCCGATTATCTTGCCGGCGCAACTCCCAGAAAAAAGCGCCGCCTGTGTTCAGACAGACAGCGCTAAAATCCCAAAGATCGTTTTCCGACATCCAACCATTTGGCCGGTCCATCAGGTCATTCAGCCAGTGCTCCTCTATCTCTGTCCACTTGCCTTTTTCGACATGGTACGCCTTGAGCTTGGCCATCGCCATGCTCTTGGCGACCAGCCGAATGCACTGAGCGGCCACGCTGTTTGCCAGCGCCCGCACCGTGGCGTAATACGGCGAAATGTTCATCCCGGCCTGAGACGCACCCGACGGCATCAGCAACTCCCAGCCGCCTGTGCGAATCTGACTCTTGGTCTGTAGCGGGATTGTCTTAAACTCCACCGTCTCACCCCCTCATCAGAAGATAAACTGCGCGTTTTGTGTATTGATCCCGTAACGCAAGGCGTCCATGCAGTGATCATCTTTCTTGATCGGCACATCTTCGCCTCGCTCCGCTTTCTTCTC